CTGTTTTCATATATTTTTTTTAATTAAAAAGGCATTTCAACATTTGCATCAAATCCAACACTTTCTTTCATTCTAGCTTCAGCCATTTTCATAATCAATTGCAAATCTTTCAGAGATGCACTGTTCATAAGTGCTAAAATACTATCAACAATAGTTTTTAATTTTTCCTGATAAGATTGAAACTTATGATCAAAAAGACCACGAATGTAAGAATCTTGGTTTTCAATTTCGTTTTCATCTTCAATGATACTTTCGCTCATATCAATAGCACAATTACCTTTAAGCATAATTGAATTGAAACCAGTCTTAAAAACTAGGATTTTATTATTCTGACGACAAAGATTTCTGGCTGTTTTGATTGCTTCATAATCTTGTTTCATTTGTTCTGCAAAAGGCTCACCATCAAAGAATCTAACATCAACAATGACCCTATTTTCATCAACACAAACAATTAGGATTTTGCTTGTTTTGTCCCAAATATTTGATTCAAAAAAGTTTGGCTCAGAATTCAAATAAGAACTAATATTTGTGTCACCACCAGTTCTCATTTGTCCACTTTTTGTAAAATGTACTTTGATTTCTTTAACTTCAAAAAGACCTTTGAAGTCCATACCACGCTCATTTTTAGGTAATTCCCTATCAAGTAAGAGAGCGATAAGATTTTCTACAAACCCTGCGGCTTTAACATCAAGCTTCTTTGACTTAAAAATACGAAAAGCCACGTCAAGGTTAATACCTTTAAGTGGCTTAAGTTTTTCAATAACTTCTTGTGAAACTTTCATAATATCTCTATTTTAATAGTACAAAGATAAGGAATATAATTGAATTACACAAATATTTACCACATTTTTGAGAATAATTCAAAACAATATGGTTGTTTTGGAAATGATATGTTATATAATATATATCTTAGAGAATATAAAATAATTTCAATTATTGTAAATGGACTAAAAAGTAATATAATAAATACAATTAAAGTTGCAATTTTTCTTATAATTACTTCTAAGTTTAGATTTTTCATTTGAATATTTTATTAGGGTCATAGATATTTTTCATTCCATCAATATAACCTTTGACAATTTCTTTTTTATCTTCATTGGTAGTTAAAATTCCAAGAATATAAGGAGTTAAAAAGTTTGTGGCAATTTTATCAGTTATATATGTTTTGTAATATTTTTCAGCTTCATCAAATTCTTTATTATCAATAAATTCAAATACTTTGATTACATTTTTACGTAATCTATATTCATTAATCTGTTCTTTGTATAGATTAAGTTTATGAATATTGCCTTCTTTAAGACCATCTGTTACTAGCCCAGTCACAGCCATAATCCCAGCACCAACAAGCAATATAATATGATCTGAAAAAGATGTAGAATCTGTGATGTTTAAAAATCCCCAGCCTAATGATAACAAACAAAAGTTAATTATACATAACCAACTTGCTAAAGACCAAAGTTTTGCAAGTAATTTTACACTTCTTTTTTCTGTTGCATTCATAATTTATAATTCAATTGGATCATTATTTAATACTCTATTTTCTAAGTGTTTATTTGTTTAACAGTACAAAGATAAGGAAAACTTTTGATATACCAAATTATTTGAACACTTTTTCTTCAACCAATTCACAAATAATATGACCAATCATAATGTGGCATTCTTGAATTCTTGGCGTGTCATTAGATGGAACATTTATTACATAATCAGACAATTCTTTTAATTTACCTCCATTTTCTCCAGTAAAAGCAACTGTTCTCATACCTCTACCTTTTGCAGTTTCAAAGGCTTTAATGATATTTGTAGAATTACCAGACGTAGATAGACCTATTAGTATATCATCTTCCATACCCATTGCTTGCACAAGACGAGAGTATATTACATCATAAGAGTAGTCATTGGCGACTGAAGTTACATAAGATGTATTTACATGTAATGCTTCTGCATATAGTGGTGGTCTATCAAAATAAAATCTACCAGACAGTTCAGCAGCAAGATGTTGAGCATCTGCGGCACTACCGCCGTTACCACAAAAAAGAACTTTGCCATTATAAAAATAACAATTATTAATTAAACTCACTACATTTTCAATAGTTTTAATTAATCTATCATCAGAATAGATTAATTGTTTAACATCGATTGAGTTTTGAATTACATTTTTAATCCTTTTTTGTATAGTCTCCATAATCTATAAATACTTTTTCAGAAACTGGTTTAACTTGTTTTGATTGAATATCTTTCATATCTTCTTTCTTTTTTGGTATGTGCCAATCTACAATATAGTGATGATCTTTTTGTATTTTTTTTAATTCTTCCATATTTTATTCAATCTTTTTAATTTTTTTAATCTTTCTTCTCTTATATCATCTAAATCAAATTTGTTTATAACATCTTTCAAATTACATACTCCAACACGAAAATTAGTACTAGATGCTGTCACATAAATTTTAGTTCCATATTCAAAATATGAGGTGTCCAAGTTATATATTTTTCCTTTTTCAAAATATTTGTAATCAAATATAGCTTTAACTTTATCTAATTTTTCATTATTTCTGATTTTTTCAACCAGTCTTTTATATTTATTTTTATGCTTAAAGTAATTAATAATAAGTGGTGAAGCAAATAAAGTATCAGTAATAATAATACATATTAAATTAACAACACTAAAATGATAAGTTGGCACAAAAAAATATTTGAATCCTTCAACTAGTGTAATTCCTAAAGGCGCACCAAAAAACAAATAACCTTTTAAATAATTTAATTGTTCATTTGATGATAGTTTCTTATCAATGAATTTTAAAAGTCCCATGTTATTTCGTTTTTCTTACATATTTTCTTTTAGGTTTTTCTACAACAGATTCTGTTTTTTTAGATACACCTTTTTTAGTTTTTGATGCTGTACTCTTTTTAGTAGTTGTTGCTTTTTCAGCTTTAGGTTTTCTTTCTGCAACTTTGTGGTAAGGTCTAGATTCTTTGATACCTAACTCTTTAAGACATTCAGCACAATATATAGTAGTATAATCTCTATCTGGTACTTGTGCAACAAATAAATCTTTTGCATCAAAAAATTCAATACATCCTGAACAAACATGTTTTGAAGATTTTGGTTTTGTCGCTTTTTTAGGATATGCCATATTAATTATTTTTTTAATTAGACTACAAATATAACTCCTTTTATTCAGAATAAAAAATTAATATATAATTAAAAAAATAAATTATGGAACTAACACCTAGCACTAAATTAAAGCCAGAAGACTTTGTTGGACTACTTTATCCTTTTGCAGAATCAACACAAAATGAAACTGGTATATCAGCAATAGCAATTTTGGCACAAGCCGCATTAGAAAGCGGTTGGAATTCATCTTCTCCAGGTTGGGCTTATTTCGGTGTAAAAGACACTGATGGAATCAATGGAAATGAACAACTACTAACAACTACAGAATATAGCCGTAGAGCAGATTTAAAATTTCCTCAAATAATATCAGTAACACCAACAGTGAGAAATGGACAAAAATATTTCAAATATGTTGTTAAAGATTATTTTAGAAAATATGAATCACCTGAAGAATGTTTTACTGATCACGCCAATTTTCTTATTAGAAATCCAAGATATTCTGCAGCATTGGAAGTTAAAGAAGATCCTATTGCATTTATAAATGCAATTTCTCTTGCGGGGTATGCTACGGATCCGAACTACGCACAAACACTTACATCAATTTGTAATAGAATAAGCGGAATCCTTAATGTCTAAAGTATGAGATATATAAATATATTTGATAAATATGTTACTTTGAATCAAAAAAAAGAAATATTACTTAATAAGTTAAAATCTGATGCAATTAGATTAACAAATCATTTATGTGAGGTTTTTGGTGAAGGGTTTAAATATAGATATGAAACTAAATTTTATAATATTGATGATGATGTATATAGTGATATAAATACAAAATGTAATTGTAATACATATCACTATGATACAGAATTTAAATCATCAAAAAACATATTATCACCATACTCATTTAAATTTGAAATTTATATATCTGAAAGCCGAAATAAAACAGGTGGTGTATTTATGTTATTAAAAATAAAAAAAGGTTCAGATTTAAATACTCTTATTGATAATATATTATACTATTTTAGCAATTTAGAAAATTTAGAAAATACTTATAAAAGTTCGATGTCTTATACTTACGTTATAAATTTAGATAATATAGAAGATTTAATTAATCAAATATCAATAGAAAAATTTAATTTATTATTAAATATAAAAAAATTTAATTTATAAAAAAAAGTGGCAATTGCCACTTTTTTAATTTTCAGGATAATTTTTACATTTACATGAATCAATGCCAAGTATTTTTAATGATTCATCTAATATTTTTTTGTTACTACATATATCAAGAGTTTCATGAAATGTTAGTCCAAAAAAAGTAATTTTTCTACGTAGTTTATATCCATTAACTACATTATTAATAACATATTTACAATTAAATAAATTTCTCATATTTTATTTTTAAATTTTAAATGCCGTATAACCAATAGAACAAGTTTCTGGTTGCTCACAAAAATGTAAATAATTATTTACATAGTTTATAATATTCAGTAATCCTACTGTATTAGCGGAGTGAACATAAATTTGTGGAAGATTAATACCTTTGTCCATAGATAAATTGACTAACCATTTAGCACAATCGTAACCAGTTTTTTCTTCTTCACCTACAAATATTCCAAGATCATGATCTAATGAAATTGCACCAATATTTTCTAAGCCAATTGATTCTACAGTTTCAATAAATTGATAGAACCCTCTAACAATTATCCACTTATCTTCATATGGTGTTCTCAAGTCGTCAAGGTAAATATTTTTTAAATTCTTTCCCATTTATATTTTTTATTTTTATTCTTTGTGTATAATAATGTTTTTGATATGTTTAATTTATTACTTGCTTCTGGTATAGAATCAAAATTAAATGTTTCATTAGATTCTAAGCAAGTTATTTTTATTTTTTTATGTTTTTTATCTATTCTATAAACTGGAATAGAAAACTCATTTATATTTTCTAATAAACACCAATAAAAACCACCTGTGCTTTTTAATTTTTTATTTATTACCATTGATATCCCAGGTTCTACAATATTTGTTTTTTCAGAAGCTTCTTTAAAAGAATTAAATGTATTAATATGATTACCATTTTTATCAAATTGACAAACTTTTTTATATTGTGATTCTGATATTTTTATTTTTGATTCTTCACTTTGTTTATGCCCCAAATGAGAAAGTCTTAATTTTTCTTTTGTTTTTTCTGAAGATTTAATTCCTAAATTTGATGTGGCAATTATTCTTTTATTATACCCTTTTTTAGTATTATTAGCATCTAAAAAATTAATCCAATACTGTTCTCTTTCTATTATATTTTCTTTATTGTCATTGGTTTCTATGATTTCATAAATAAAATTTTCTTTACCATATTTATTATATGATGATTGTAAGTGACTATTATAATGTTTATTATTTTTTAATAATTGTTTGTGACATTTAAATCTATTTTTTAGATCAACTGCACTTCCAATATAATACTTTTTAGTTAATGTGTTGGTTATCTTATAAACACCACATATTTTTTGTCGTTTTTCCATATTGTATATATAAAAACAACATCAACTAAATATACATTATTGTACAATTTTTTACAAATATACGGAAAAGTTTTAAATAAAAAATGAGAAGTATGTGAATACTTCTCATTTTCTTTTTCTAATTCAAAAAATATTTATTTAGTTTCTTTAAAAATAATATCGGCTACTATTTTTGGAGTAATGTCAATATCACCTGATATTACTTCGTCATAAATTATTTTTTTATCTTTATATATGCGTAATGAATTTCCATCATCGTCATCTTTTACGATCCAGCCATATTTATGACCATCTAAATCTAATTCTCTGAATTTCTTTTTCATAAATTAGCAATCAATTTCATCACCAGTTTCTTCTCCATATTCAATAATATCTTGAACATGAATTGCGGACAATAATATTTGATCTTCACCTATACCAAATTGTTCTTCATCTTCTTCTTCATAGCCAACAAAATATTCATTTACTTGAATAAATTTATCACCATATCCATTATTAACACATTTTGTTAAAACTTCATACAATTGGCTAACTGTCATTAATTCACTTCTACTTTCCATAATTACTTTGGTTTTTCAGGATTAAGAACCGCCATCAAATTATCATATAAAGGAGTACCTTTAACTGTTTCTAATAATCCGTCAATTCCGCCTTTTTTGAACATATTAGTCCAATCATTACCTTGTTCTTTAAGATTTCTGGCAAGGATTTCAGTAGTTTTAACACCACCAAGTGTAATCATTGCTTCAATCAATCTAGGCTGAATAGATGCCATCTGTTTTTCATATTCTGCCGTACGAATATCAGAGCTTTCTTTATCAACTTCAAGTTTGTGTTCATCTTTAAGTTTATTAACTTCAAGAATCATTTTTGAAATTTCATCAAGAATTACTTGTCTTTCTTTTTCAGCATTTACTTTCAACAGTTCAATAGAATTTGCAGTTTCAATCTTAGATTTGTTAATTGTAACACGAATATCCTCTGTTTTTGCTTTTTCTTCAAGAATTTGTCTTGTTATATCTTCTTCTTTTTTGGTATTATCCAAATCTTTCTGAAGCTTATTCATTTCTAAATTCTGTTTAACAATATGTTTCTGATAATCTTTAAGGAAGTATGAGATTTCATTGTCACCAATGATAATATCAAGAACTTCAATATCATAAACATGCATTCCATTCTCAGAGAAAGTTTTACCTACCCTTTTCTTGCCTTCTTCTGCTGGTCCTAATACAGTATCACGAAGAATATCAGCAGGATCACTATTAAAGTCTTCGATGTTGATTTTCTTCACTCTGTTACGAACAAGTGAACGAAGGTGTTGAGTCATCAATTTCACATAATTAGAAACATTGAACCATTTCTTATTATCTCCAGTGAAGTTAACTCTGTAAGACAAACGGATTTTAACATTAACTAAGTCTTTTGTTTCAGCATCAATAATGTCTGATACAACATTGTTTTCAGTCTGAAGATAGACAGTTTTCATTAAAACATTGTCTGTTTTTGGTTTACCAGTTGAAAGTTCAAGAACTTCAAGTGTTTCGTCAAATTCAAGCAATCTAACTTTTGGTCCAACAACAACTTCACGTTCACCAGTTTTCTTAACTATTTGAACTGCATAACCAGGCCAAACATTGATAGTAACAGCACCTTCGTACTTGTTATCCATTGTCAAAGTTCTTGGTTTTGTGAATGCGTTTTTCCTACTCATTTCATCTGCCATATTCAAAGATGAGCTTTTTACTTGTTTTGAGAATCCGCCTCTTTCAGCAACATATGCACTACTTCTGTAACCAAGATCAGAAAAATCATTTTGACTCATTTCAGCTTCTAATATTTTATTGTGCTGAAGTGCATCAATACTATCAGGGAACCACAATTTGATAGTTTTTTCATCAAGAATTCTCTTAACGATTACTTCTTTTCGTGGGTCTGGAATGAACATTTTTGGACCAACAAATAATGAAATACTACCTGTGTCTTTGTTAAGGACATAGCGAGCTTCACCACCAGTGATCGCAACTGCATAATGCATAGCCCTATCATCATATTTGATAATAGCGTGTTCTTCTCTTGGGAAGTAGATTTTTTGTTCTTTGCCAGTAAGAAAGAGTTCTTCACCAGTTTTATACTGACGACCATCTTCTTCATAATCAGCAATGACTTTAAGGTAAATACCCATATTGTCATTCAATTCAAGTGCTTTGAATTTCTTTTTACCATCTTGTTCAAGGAATTCTTCAGTTGGTTTAGGGAAAACAACTGCTGGTCCTTTTTCGTACCTCTTGTCACCATTTTGATCTAATAGAATACAATATTCTAATCTCTCTAATGTGACAGATTTACGAACATAGTTTCCGTTTTCAGAAACAACTTCAATACCAGTAGGTGGAATGTAAAAAGATACATCTGTACCTTTAATAACAAGTAATTTGCCTGTTACTAAATCTTCTTTTGCGATCAGTGATTTAGATTTATCATCTGATGCGGCAGTTTTAACAATAGCATTAGAAAGGTTTTTCTTTGCTTGTTCTTCGTTGTAAACCCTTACAATAAGATATTCATTGTATTTAAGATTGTGACCGTCTAATACTTTACCAATTTGACCTGGCCAAAGTGGAAATGTAGCAGGACCTGGAATATTTACCTTGCTTCCTGTTTTTAGAGTTGCCATTGTTGAATTCTTTCCTCTTTGTGGGAATTTCTGTTCATTGTCTTTTGGCTCTGCTGGATTTATCAGCACAATGTATTGACCTTCATCGGCTGATCTAGCAACTTGGATTGCATCGTTAAACTCGTTTACTTGAATGAATTTTCTTGATTTTTCATCAAATACAACGATTTTGTCAATCTCACCAATGCTTTCTTTGTAAGGTCCAACTGCAACTTGCACTGTACCTGCAGCACCGTCTTGTATATATACAAAGGTGCCTTGTGGAAGAATTAAATCCCCTCTTTTGTTTTCGTAACCCATAATTTAGTTTTTTGATTTATACTATGAAAATTTTATATTCTGTAAAGACTATAGATAAAAATTTTCAAATAGTTTAAAAAATTTAAAATAAAAAAGCCACTAGATAGTGGCTAATTTAGGATTTTTGCTAAATATTATAATTTAGCTATTTGTTCTAATTTTTCTTTTCTAATTCTTTTTATATTATCTTCACTCTCTAACCATTCAATTTCATTTGTTAGTTTCAATGATAGAAAAGCATTTGTTGATTTTTCAATTGCATCACTTTCACTTGATTTGGTGAAAGCTTCAATTCTATCAATTCTAATTTTTGAATAACCATCTGTATATCTATCAATTTCATTTACATATACATAAGCACTATAATGACTATATGTTCCTATATATTTGTAAAAACCATATCTTCCAGTTCCTATTCTTTCATAAGACCTTATGGCTTTTTTTAATTTAAGATATTTAAGTATAAAGAAAGCGTTACACAAAATAAGTACTGCAAATAGTGGAATTTCTGAGATCATAAATCAATAAAATTATTAGGTTTTTGAATAAGTTTTTTCTTTTCTTCAATAAATTCAAGTTGTTCGTCAGTTGGTGAATAAACATATCCATCATCCCACTTTACAAAACTCATGTCGACTTTTATATATTCAAAATAATCACCAATACTAAAATTATCCATAGATGTTTCACCAAAGACATAATCATCATTTACTTCAATTGACCAAGGATCTGATTCATAATAACAAAATTTATCCATTAAATTTTCTGATCCACCATTATTTTCATCCCTGTTAATAAACTCACGAATCCAATAATCCATGTTTATTATCATATCTAATTGATTATTAGATATAGCATCTCTAAGTATAACAAAACTACTTGAAGATGAGTTACTTACAAAACCACTACGAATTTTCATTATTAATTTTATTTTTATTTAGTGAGTCTGGTACTAAAAGTTTTCAACTCTACTACAAATATATAATATTTATGGATAAAAAAAAATTGACCTGATTTTTTTATATATAATGAGTATGAAACATATTAAGACATTTGAGGATTTTAAACCAATAACAATCAATTCAGCAAAGCCTTTCAAAGTAAAAAAAGGGCTGTTGAAGAATGCGGTATATTTACAAAAAGGTATTAAAAGTGATAGAAAAAGATTAGAAAAAGAAAAAGATTCACATAAGAGAACAAAGTTAAATAATGATAAAAATCATAAAATAAATAAGTTAAGAGATATAAGTTTCAAAACTATAAAGCAAGCCCAGTATTTAAAAGATAATCCTGTTAAAGAAAATTATTTAGAGCATTCTATCCAACAAAATTACTCTCCAACATTTCAAGATTTTGAATCTGAAGATTTTGTGATTGGATTACCAACGTTTATTTCAGATGGTCATACTGCACAAAAGAACTTTGTAACTAACAATGTTGGAGAAGTAGTCAGTTCATCAGAAAAAATGATTAAAATTAAATATGGTATCAATTCAAATAGTCCAGAAAATGGCTATATACTTGATGATAAAATGCAATTAACTTCTTTTAAAAAGTATTTTAGATTTGCAACACCAGAAGAAATAGAAGCGCAAAATGCAAAAAATGATTCAATAAAATTTAACATATGAAACATATTAAGGCATTTGAAGATATAAAATTAAAGCCAGAAGAAAAGGAAGGCAATAAAGTAGCAAGAAGATTAAAAAATATTATTAATAAAATTTTCTATATCAAAGACTATTTAGAATTATATGAAGTGTCATATAACTGGATGTTATATATTAAAAAATGTTACTTCCTTTCTTGTTTTTTTAATTTATTTTTTGTATCTTTGTAGTCTAATTAAAAATGTGATAAATGGTAAAGCCTGATGAAGTTAGAAAATTAACACTTGAAATAGTAGAAATACTTCGTAAATCAAGTGATATTAGTGTTGCAGAAAATATATTTGGTGAAATTAGTCAAATATGGGAACAAAACATTGTTGGTGATGTTGAGGAAGAAGATTATAATGCTGAATATGATTTACATTTAAAAAAATAAATATGAACTTTCAAGAATTAGAACAAAAAATTAACACATCATTTTTAGAGTTGAAATCTAACATTGAAAAATATGTTTCTGAAAATGCAAATCTTAAAATTGGTGATGTTGTTACTTGTAACTTAGGTACATCCATTGATTCTTATTATGTTATTACTAGCATTGGATTTCAAATGAGATATGGAATAGTTTACTATGGTAAAAAAATTATTAAATCAACTGGAGAAGTTTCATATCAAGTAATGCATTCAGATATTGGTATGCCAGAAAATAGGTTAAATAGAGCCACCTTAAAAGTTAAAGGAAAAGAAATTTCGAGAATAGAAGAATCTAGGTATTTTAATAATAATGTAAATATTGGTATTGGAATTAGGTAATATCAATTACTTTTTGTATCTTTGTATATCAAATTAAAAACTATCAGATATGAAACCAGAATTTTTAGACTTGATTAAAGAACTTACTGCAAGTGGTGTTTTAAAAAGTAAAGTTGAAAGTTTTCGTGCACCAAATCATGGTAGTTCTTGCGGTGAAGTTGAAGACGTAACTTTATATTGGGATGAATCTAAATTAGAATGGACATCATCTAAGCAATTTGCAATGGAAGGTTATGTTATGAAAAAATTGAGACCTTATATTAAAGAATCTTTAAAATGAATTTAGAATTTATATATTCTTGTTTTGAACGTACAGATACTGATGATGTATTATGTAAATTATGTGTTGATGAAGTCCTAGAAATTAGGAAACTTACAAGACAAAATAAAAACTGGAAATTAGCTGACATTCTAAGAAATCACTTAGATAGTAAGCTAATTTTTGTATTTGATAATACTGATTTTCAAGATGTTTATTATCTAAATGATGAATATTTCAAAGACATCACTAAAATAGAAGAAATACACAACATTAAGTTTTTAACAAAAAGAAAGTTTGTTGAATGGAATATTAAAAGAGATATAAAGAGTAAAGATAGGTTATGTGACGCTTTATTTATTAATCAAAACCAAAAAATAATTATTAGACAATGGCAAATCAAAGAACTATATTACCAGAAATGATTTCTGTATCAAGAAATTGTGTTTTTACGAATCAGTTACATGCAATATTTGCAGAAAAATTAGAGGATGCTGATTTTGAAATTCTTCATCGTTGGAGCTAAATCAATGCCAATTGAAGTAAGCACGGGTGTTAGAGGTATGAACTGTAAATGTTATGTGACGATAGTTGATGGCTGGATGTTTGTTAAATAAAAAGAGCCTCATTTTTGAGGCTCTTTTATTAGACAATATGATTAAAATATCTTAGTTTAAAACTCTAACATTCACTGCATTGTTGCCTTTTTTACCTGGCACAACTTCATACTCAACTTCGTCATTCTCTCTGATTTCATCAAGCAAACCTGTAGCGTGTACGAATACTTCTACACCTGTTTGATTTTCAACGATGAAGCCAAATCCTTTATCAGAAAAAAATTTGACTTTTCCATTCAATTTACTCATTTTTAATTTATTATTTATTTTTATTTGCGGAAAATTCCACATACTATATAGTAATAAAAATAATTAAGTTTTTTTTCTTTTTTGACCAGTGTTTTTTTGTACTCTTTTTGCAATAGTTTCTGGACTTTGTTTCTTTCCTACTTTTGCTAAACTTAATTTAAGTTTATGCTCATCTGATAACGGTATTCCTATTCTAGATTTATTTATTTCAGTAATTTTTTTCAAGTCTTCGTCTGAATAAATTCTATTCTTCTGTCCTTTGCTCATATTTAGTTTAGTTTCATCTGACAATTTCCGTCCTTTTAATTTGTCACTTATTTTCTTTTTAGATTCATCACTAAATGTCATATTTAATCTATTTTTATTACCCTTACTTTTTTCTCTAAGTATTTCTTTTGTTTCTTCACTATGATGTCTGCCAAGCATAACACAATTCGATGGTATTGAAAAATTATATCCATTATTATAACAATCAAATAAGTTGATATAGTATTCTTCTCTAATTAATAATAATTCTGTTTCACATTCTTCTACAATTTCATACTTAAAATTATCTGAACCGTATTTATTATAGGATCTTTGTAATTTTATTGAATGATGTTTATTAAATTTTAATGTTGTTTTATGATGATACCATCTACCTACAATATCTACTGATGAACCTATATAACATTTATTATTTATAATATTTGTAATTTTGTATATACCTATCATTTTTCTTTCTTATTTTTTTCAATAAAATCTTTCATTGCATTTTCTAAAAATAAAGATTTATTAATTGATTTCTCTTTTGATATTTTATCAAATTCCTTAGAAATATCTTCTTCAATTGTGAATGTTTTTTGAATTTTCATACAAAGTTTTATATGTATATATAAATATAAATAAGTCGTATTTTAACATTTTCAAAGTGAAAACCTCTGAGGTTTTTTTATTTTAAAAAATAATATATAGAATATGAAAATTAAAAGATTTAACGAATCCTTAAATAAAAAATATGATCCTACTGAAAAAATTTTGAAAGTTACTTTCAGTGGTAGTCTTGATGTTCCATTAAAAAAAATAGAAGATACTGAATATTTTAATAAGTATTATAACACAGGATCTGCATCTTCCGAAAGGAACAGATCAGAGTGTATTACTTATGGAATAGAAGAGTGGCTTAATGAATCAGGTGAGGGTGCTAATCATTATCAATATGAACTATGTGATGGTAATGGTAATCTTATTGAAAATGAAGAAGAATTTGACAAGCAAGTAGAAGAATTAAAAAATATAATCTATGAAATATCTAAAAACATATGAAGAATATAGGTTTAAGTGGAATGGCATAGTTGAAAAAGATGGGAATCTATATATTAGTTTGTATAAACTTGCTAATGAAATGGAAGAATCTGCTAATAATGAAAGAGAAACTAAAAAATTTGTAAGAGGTGGATATTATATACCTGATGATAAAAACATAGTAAAAGATAAAGAAGAAGAATATATTAGATTTGTTAAAAAATTATTAGTTGGCAAACTTATAACATTTGATAGTGAGGATTATGGTAAAAATCTAACTGGAATATGTAAAGATGTTATTTTTAATGGTGGATTTGAAGCTAAACCAGAAAATACTTTTAATATAGAACATATTCATATTTCATTGGATAGTTTAGAAGATGATGCTTCAATAGATGATGAAGTAATAGTGCATTCAGATGAAGATACTGAACAATATAAACTTAGAACTAAATTTAATTTATGAATGATAACTAAATTTAAAGTATATGAGGGAATTAACGTTAATCTTAAACTTATAACAAGTTTATTTCCCGCGCTATATAAAAAATCCATTAAAAATATTAAAGATTTACATGAATCAGTGACTGAGGATCATGTTTTAGAATTTATAAATCATTATTTATTTAATAACTATGGTGTAGATTTAACAAATTCTAAAGAGATGTATAATTATTTGAAATATTTAGTTCATAAGAATTTTATAAAAAAAAATAACATATCTGAGTCAAATACAGTTAATAGTAAAGAATTATTTGGAGCTATAAGAAATTTAAATTTGGATAAGATAGAAGACTTATTGAATCAAGGCGCAGATCCAAATGTAAGAAATGGTGTAAATAAAACTCCAATAATGAATGCCATTACTAATTTGAAATTTACACCATCAAAAGTAACTAAAGTCATTGAATTATTATTAAAATATGGTGCGGATTTAGATGCGCAATCCTATACTAAAAGAACAGCTTTAATGTTTGCTACACATATTAGATATAAAGTTTATAATTATTATAGTGTTGTAGATAAATTAATAGAGTTGGGAGCAGATTGGAATTTTAAAGATGAAAATGGGGATGATTTCATAGATTATTTGATAAATAATGGAGACGAAGATAAAGTTAAAGAGTTACAAGAAAAATATCCTAAACAATTTGAGAGATATAATCTTAAAAAAGAGAATGATAAATACAATTTATGATAATAAACTAATAAGGTTTATTATACAAAATATAAGTTTACCAACTATGAAAAAGACAGAGATAATAAAATCTGAAGAAATTACCAAAGAAATGGCATTACAAGAACTATCAAAGTGCAGTCAATTATCTAAAGATGAAATTGATGAGTATCTTGAAATAATAAGTGCTATTAATGAGGGTCAGTTTGTTTATAATCTAACAACGACTAAAGGTGAGTATCTATTGTATGTTAAAAGAGATGCTGTTAAAGATACAAAAAAGAGAAATAAATGATAACAAATTTTAAAATATTCGAAAAATATACGAATAACTGGTATATGTTTCCTGGAAATAATATGTTCTTTATAAACGATATTATGAAATATCTGAAAGCAGATTCTGATATTATGGATCAATCTATACCAGAAAGTCCGTATATTGATAATATTATGGAATTTTTTGATGAAGTACTTATGAATAAAAGTATTATATTTCAGAGTGAAAATAAGATTTTTAAACACCCAACAGTTAAAGGTAAAATTACAGAAGTTGACTATTTTTCATATAAAGATGAATTTTTTGTTAAAGTAAAATTAGAAAATCCAAAAATTCAAAAAAATAAAGAATTTATTGATTATGATAATACAAATGACGAATGGTTTTTAATTAAAAATAACACAGCAATATTAATTGATGGTTATGATGCTGATACTAAACCATTACATAAAATGGTAAAATTAAAGAAAGAAACAGAAAAATATAATATATGATACATCTACAATTATATGAAATATTTGTTCATAGAGATCAACCAGTTAGAGATGAATTTTCAAAAATGAAGGATGTAAATTATAAATCATTTATTTTGAAGGATTTAAAGTCAGATTGTAGAAAATATGATATTAGCTTTTATGATTTGGTTAAAGAAATTGTATTAGATAAAAAAATAGCATTTCAATGCTATTGGTGTTATTTGTCTGATTTTTCTAATGAGAAAAACAAAAAACATAATATTATAGGAGTGTGTAAAGATATTACATTTGAAAATCCTAAATATCATGATTCTGACATTTTAGTAAAAATAGATGCTGATGATAAATGGCACTCATTGTTTATTGAATATAAAAATGAGAATGCTTCACCTAAATTTAAAGTTAGAGTATATAATTATGTTGAAGGTTTATTAGCTCAAAAGTTAGAAGTGATAAAAAATAGAGAAAAATATAATATCTAATGGGATATACCTATAAAATTTGTCTCACGTGTGATGCCAGTGGTTATATTCGTGAAACTAAAGCTAGATGTAATGATTGTGGTGGTAAAGGAATTAAAATAACGAAAGAGGAAGAAAAAGAGGAAAAAGAAATTAATACTTCGGAGACCAAGGAGTCTCAGTAGCATTAAAATCCTTTGAAAGTTTTCTTGATAACACAAATAAAAAGTCAGATAGTCTATTTAAGTATTTAAGTATCATTTCTGACTGTATTGTTTTTGGTTGATGCTCTACTAGTTTTATGACACATCTCTCACCCCTTCTACATATAGTTCTTGCTATGTGACAAATTGATACGACCTTATGTCCTCCAGGTAGGATGAAATTTGATATTTCTGGCAATTCAACATTCATCTTATCAATTTCAATTTCTAAAAGCTCAATATCATATTCTAATAACACTGGTAGATTTCTTACTATTTTTTCTGGATCTACCGCAAGCAAAGATTCTGCTGTAAATATTCTATCTTGAATTTCAATAATTAGATTTTTAGTTTTTTGATCAATATCATAATCTCTTATTAAACCTAAAAAAGAATTCAATTCATCTAAAGTTCCATATGCTTCAACTCTTTCATCATATTTAGATACTCTAGTTCCTCCTATTAAAGATGTTGTGCCTTTATCACCAGTTTTTGTATATATCTTCATTTAATAATTCCTTTTCATACATCTTTCTGTGGTTATTTGAGCTTTCAATTCATTTTCACTTATTAAATAACCTCTTATTTCGTTTTTTAATTTTTCGTTTTCTTCTTCTAATAATTTTATTTGATCTTTTAATTCCTCAAGTTCTGAATTTATATTTCTATGCTTCATCTTCTTTTTTTGGAGTATATATATTTTCTTTCGACCTTCTTTCTAATTCTTCACAATATTTTTGAACATAAAATAATCTTGAAATTAAATAAGCATCACTTATTTTTAAATTTAAGAAGCCTTTAATAATTTCATATTTAGATATTTCTGGCATATAAAAAAGAATACAATCACCTAAAATATAACTAAAATCATCTAAAGGCATTTTTAATAATTTGGCAAGAGGATATAATATAACTGCAATATCCCAATACCTTTAGTTCTTTCGATTTTAATAAGTGATGGATCTATTTTATAGTCCCACACAAAATCTAGTGACAGAACTATACTTTCTCTAAGTTTTTCTGTTATATCTTTCTCTTCTATCATAATAAATGTTCTAATACTGCATTCCAATCTTCATATTCATTCATACTATCTGTCATATGATTATAACCAAACCTTATTAGTTCACCTTCAAATTCAGCAGCTCCATTCTTTTCTCTATCATCAATTAATATGTCTCCTTTTAACATATCTTTTCTATGTGTAAGAATTAATCTTTTGTGAAACATATTTTCAAAGTAAGTTTCTATCCAATATCTTTTATCTGTTGCTGCATCAGGATTACCCCAAGGTGCGGCAGTTGCAATATACATATCATATTTGCCTGATTCATAGAGCTTATTAATTGCTTCTATTGCTCCAGGATAAGGTTTAGGATTTCTAAATATTCCAGGTATATGATCTGGACAATGTTCATATTTAGAATGTAAATGTGGATGTTTTTCAAACCAATCAGTTATATTTTGTTGTAAATCAACTACAACACCATCCATGTCAATAAGTAGTACCTTCATTTTTTATTCTTTGTTTTTTAAATTTTCTAATTTCTTTTTACGTAACCATTTTTGAATTTCATCGATTTTAAATCTACCTAAAATAAACTCAATATTTTCAGTCCACATATCACCTATTTCTTCCTGTTGTTTGTACATTTTTTTTTGAGTCATAAATGTAATAAATATCCACAATCCAGTGTTGACCCAAGCTGTTAGAGCAACATAATTTTTAGTGAAAATATTTAGTATAACACTACCTATAACAATTGACATATTTACTATGACCATTGACCAGAGCCATTTATTTTTCATATAGATTTTAATTTAAGTATTTGTAATTTTAATTTTCTTTCTTCTTTTTCAGTAAAGAAATATTCATAAACATATGGGTATACTGATGATGTTTTATTTAATGAAAACCAAAATCCGCTTATATTAAAACAATTAGATGGTCGGTATGAACCGCATAAAATAATTTCATAATATTTTCCAATTTTTAAATGATCAAATTTTTTACAACATAGCAATTTGTCACCTTCTTTAAATGTTCTCATTCTTAAATCTTTTTTTAGATTCTATCATTTTAATGTCAGCTTCCATAATAGAGTTTGATAAATCACCTATATTTATTGACATACCAACAGAATATAATTTGTTGGTACTAATTAAATTTTCAGAATTAGAGAATAAAATAAATTCATCTCCAGCATAACGAACTAAATAGTCTCCATCAACTTGTGGAATGTGCTTAACAACATTTATAATGTGCATATCACCAACAGTATGACCCATTTTGTTAATTTTAGTCAAGTTATTTATATCAATAAAATAAACGTAAGGATTCTTAATGCTCATTTTATAAGCATTAAGCCAGTTCCTGTTTAATAACCCAGTTAATGAGTCGTGATAAGCAAGATACTTCCATTCCTTAAATTCTCTTATTATTTTTGTAACTCTGGAAAACATATGTAAAATTCTCTAAGTGTTAAGTGTGTCCAAAAGTGTTTCAAATTTGTATCATAAAACATTACTGCAATATGATTTTCTTTTCTTCTAAGCAGTAGTTTTTCACCTTCAGTAAAACCAATAGCCATTTTCCTTATGAATCTACTTCTTTCAGTTATTGCCCATTCTCTATGCCTTATTCCTAATTCATTGAGTGAACCTGCTCTCCATAGATCATAAGTAAATTGGACTGCTGGTATTCTTCTAATCATTGTAAAATTCTGCTAATTTTTTATTTGTATCTCTTATCTTATTATTTATATCCCGACAAACATCAAGACAATTATTTTTGCAAATATCATCTGTGTGAGTGTTATGAGTTTTAAACCATTCAAATCTTTCTTTTCTCATATTTGGACCAACTTTTCCGATAGATTCACCTTGTTCTCTCATGTAAATTACGCAAGGAAAGAAATATTCTCCTCCTATTATGCTATCATCCAACACAATAGCGCACTTTTTACTGTCGCTATCAACAAGACCTCTCACATTAATTCCTTCTGAGAAGTGGTTAATTCTATATTTTAAGATTGGATGAGAATCTTTAATATAATCTTCAACCTCATTTAATCTTGGTATTGGCTGGTTCCATTGTGCTGCGCTGATAATTCTAATATCTGCAACACCTAACTTATGCGCAAATCTAATAGTATCAATAGTTTTATCAATATTATCTGGTGTTAAAACAACACCAACAGTAACGTAAGTTAATTTTGATATTTCTTCTATATTTTTTACAACAACATTCCAAGAACCATTAATATTACCTGCCATTTTATCACCATCATCAGAACAACAAGCATCTAATGATATAGAAAAGTCATTACATCCAGCGTTAATTAATGCTGTATATAACTCCATTTTATTGCTACCATTTGTTGAAATTGCAATTCTTTTAATACCTTTACTTTTAGCATAAGATATTATCTCAACAATATTTTTATGTAATGTTGGCTCACCACCAGAAAACCTAATATTTTCTAATGGCTGGTTTTCACACCAAAGATCAATATTCCTACATACTTCATCAAAAGATAATTCTTTTATCTTTCTATTGCCGTATATTTCAGGTTTTAACCCTCTACAATAACCGCAAGAAAAATTGCAGTACTCTGTTATGATCATTTCACATCTTTTCATTTGTGATTCCATAGAAACATTTTCTGCTCTTTTGTCACTTAATGTATAAAAACCTATTTCTTCTAATTTATTTTTCATTTAAAAATTCATTTAATTGTTCTATATTATTTTCTTTTTTACCATAATTTTTATGAAATAATTTGTGACACTTTTCACATAATGTTATTCCATTATTTAAATCCAATGCCTTAGTCTTATCAAACGCCACTATCTTCTATTTCCCACAAATCACCATAAAATTTTGTTGCCATATTACTTATATAATATTTTAATCAAAAGTATTAAAAAATATTAACATAAAAAAATAAATATTAATTTTTGGTGTTTTAGCTAATGGTACATTATCAATGATGTTATGCGTTATAGGTGGTTGGATTCTTGCTTGGAATATTGTTAAACCATATATTGAAAGAAATGAAAACTAAAAAGAAATTTGATGATCTAAGGTATAGTGCCTATTCATCTGTTGATGCTGGCTATACTGTTTATTCTGTTTATGGAGAAGACCATAATTGTGATATGGGTGGATCTCACTCTAATCCATTTTTAGGTAATGTTGAAGGTACATTTAAAGATGTTCTTGAATATGCTGCAAATGAAATGAGTGGATTTTATACTTGGGGTGGTGGAGGTTATATTAAGCCATATGCAAGTGTAAGTGGAAATTCAGCACCAATTGTTCTAAATAGTGCTAGAAAGTTGAAACTTGAAAGGAAAGCTAAACTAAAAAGAATAGCATGTGAAGATATTGATTATATGATTGAAAATATTAATTCAATGAGTATTGATAGTATAAAAAATCAGCTCATTGAACTTAAAAATAGATTGGGTCAAACAAATGGAAATGAATAAAGAAAAAGAATTAGAATACAAAAGAGAAATACAGGAATTAAGAACTGAATTGAATACATTAAAAAAATGTATCAAAGGTATCTCATATGATATTGATCATATGAATAAAGAACCATATGATTATGGTGAAGCGTCTGAGCATGTTTTAGAACAAATACAAGATAGAATAAATGGGATTCAATAAAAGATACATATCTGAAGATTCAATTAGATTAATAGCAACATCTGGTGATTTTGAAAATTTTTATAGATATTTCAAATCACCAGATGCTGTTATTTTAACTGATAAATTCTCATCTAGAATTTATAAACAAATTGAAAAATGTACAATAATAGATAAAGATAAAATTATTGAAATAATGAATAACTGTATATAAAATGGAAAATGCCTCAATAAGATTTGGTAGATGGTTAATAAATAATAATCATTTAAAAAATGGTGATAGCAGATACTATAAATTATTATTTGAAGAATTTTTATCGAAACAGCCAAAATATGATCAAGGAGATATAGTATGCATTCATGATAAATATTTATGGATGGGTGAAATTCAGTACGATCCTTATTGGTCTATTGTTAAAGAAGAATGGATATATTTTATAACTGATAAAAACATTCCAATAGAAGAAAGATATATAGTTTATAAACAAAAAGAAGAAAATTGAAAAAATTTACAAAGAATGATTGGGATCATATGCACGATTGCATACTCGATATAACTTGGGATACTACAAAACTAAATTGTTCAAAAAAAGAACTTAAAGAAATATTTAAGCAATTACCATCAGAATTAAAGCATGAAGCTTATGAATGTGGTATGTCTGATACACTTTGGAGAGATAAATTTGGCGCTTGGTATATTGATAATGCTGAATATTTACCTGGTACTATTTGGAATGAAGAAAATATTAATAAGGTTAAAGAATTCATTAATAAGGAATTATGCACATTAACTCCAGAAGAATTAAGAGAAAGAAAAATTTTCATAGAACTTCTTGCAGAAAAATATAGAGCAGAAGATAAAAATAATAAAAAGAATGATTAGAAATATTGAAGGTTGGAATAATTTTACAAAAGATTTAGAAATACATATATTACCACATTACCAGAATCACGAAGCTACATTCGACCCTTATGGTATTCACGGTAGAAGACATATTACAAGAGCTGTGTTGTTTTCAGAACTTATGGCAAGGTTCTACAATGATCTTGGATTAGATGTTGATTTTAACGGAATAAGACACGCAATTGCATTTCACGATTCTGGCAGACAAGGAAATGGTATTGATCTTTGGGAAAGTGATAGCGCAGATTTGTGTTATAGTTATTTGGGATCTAATGGATTAAATGAAGAATATTCATATCATGTTTCCAGATTTATTGAAAAACATGGTGATTGGAGTATAAATAAACAAATTGTACAAGATGCAGATGTTCTAGAAATTATGAGAGTTATTTGTGATCATGGTGGGAGAGATGGTTTTCTTCCTGATAGACTTAGATTTCTATCTTCAAAAGATGTTTATATACCAAAACATAAAGTTGAGCAATTTTCAAAATTTAGAAATGATTTAATAGAAGATGCTTGGAAATTTATAGAACATACAGAAAACAATAGGCATTTGTTCAGTACTAAAAATAATGATCATCTACAGTTAATGATTGAAATGCTTGATAAGAAAAAAAATGAATATTCAGTTCTTAAAAAATTAGTAGAATGAAAAAATTTAATTGTAAAGATTATTACATAATAAAAATTAGAGTTTATGCAAGTAAATATCTATTAGATAAATCAGATAAAAATAATCTGCCTTTACCTGAACAACACAGTGAAAGAGCAATGCAATACCATGTTTTCTTTTGGCAATTATTTGAAAAATTTATAGGTATTACACAACGTGACTGGAGATTAAAATATTTTGGAGACGGTTTGTCCTGTGCCTATGAAGAGTTAGAAGAAAGATTTGGTATATTACAATCAGATGCAGAAGGTGAAAGAATTTTTATTATACCAAAAGAACATGAAGAAATATTTGAATGGATAAAAGAAAATGTCAACCTACCATATAAGGTTATTAAAGTATTAAAACATATACCTTTAAGGTTTAGATTTTTTGATCATAAATTAGTAAAAGGTACATCTTTAAGAAAGATTTCAGAAGAATGGACAAAGGCAAATATAAAAAAAGAGGACTGAAAAGTCCTCTTTTTTTATTTTATTCTGAAAATTTAAATCCAGTTTTTTCTTTGAATAGTCTCTCACGAATTTTGTTTAGCCTTGAAATGAATTCTCTTTTTGTTAAAACAGTTTCACTTTCTTTTGATTTTCCAATTTCGTGTGTTAATACTGATTTTCCAGATGCAATTAATGCTTTTTGAAATCCTGTGTTCTCAGCCAAAGCATCGAAGGCTCTATCTAACAAAGATTGATATTCCTTTGATTCTCTTTCATATACAGCACCATTCCAATATAGCTTCTGATCTGTGTACCAGTTTTTCTTTTTACCTTTGAATTTTGCTGCTTTCCCCACGAGTTTACATATTTCTTTCTGCATATCAAAATTCTTATATTTAAACGACTGTAGGAGTCCTTCCATTGAAGAAACATCTACACCATCAAATATAAATGGATGTGGTGCGAAATTACTAAGAGCATTTGATGGGTACTCTTTCCCTGATCCTATATCCATAATTTATTTTTTTATTGTTAGTGCAAATATACAAAAAATTTAGCAAATAAAAAAATATTTTTAATAAGTATGCAAGTTATAATTTAACTATTGGTGGCGATACAATAATGGGATATCATCATACTGAAGAAACAAAATTGAAGATGTCTGCTGCATTAAAGGGTAAGAAAAAATCAATTGAACACACATTAAAAAATTCAGAGTCACATAAGGGTCAAAAAATGAGTGAAGAATCAAAAGAAAAAATGTCAAAAAGATTAAAGGGTGTACTAAAAGGACCATTAAGTGATGAAACTAAAGAAAAAATATCAAAAACATTAACAGGTACCAAGTTATCAAATGATAGAAAAGAAAAAATAAGAAAAGGTTGCACTGGTAGGATATTTTCAGTAGAGACAAGAGAAAAAATGTCTAAGGCATCAAAGGGTAAAAAGAAGTCAGTTGAACATATACAATCTGCAAGAAATGGAAGAGTTTATACTAAACTTAGTGAGGAACAAAAAAATAAAATCTCAAATTCTATGAAAAAATTTAGAGAACAAAAATTGCTCTCTAAATTTTAATTTCATTATGCAGTAACTTTTTTATTTGCCTTAGTTTTAACTTCATCCAATACTTTAGAAATCTTGATCAATAACTTTTCAGTATTTTCAATTGTGAATTTTCTTACGTTCACTTCTTTAACTGACTTACTGATACATTCTACTTCACCTTTGTATGTTACACTGAAGATAAAATAACGACTGTTCTGCATGATGCCATTTTCCCAAGTGCTTGATTTGTCAAGACTAAAAGTGAAAAAGATTGTTGCTTTACTTTCACCTCCTAATGTGGAAACCTTTGTAGATGAATAAGGAAACCTTTTCTGAAGTTCATTTTTGATTGAACCTTCTAACATTTTGATCTCTGAGTAGTTCATATTATTGTTTTTAAGTGTAGAACAAAGATACTGCTTTTATATGAGACCACCAAATTTATTATTTATTCTTCTGATTTTATTTGTTCATTTAGATGATCAACTAACTGCTGTAATCTTGGAGCATCTTCTGGCTTAAAAATAAATTCATCAAAAGCTCCATATCTACACTGATAGCCAAAAATATGTTTAATAGCATATTTAAGTCTACTCCAAAAATAATGTTTTTTAAGATGAACATGAGCATAACAAATAGGATACTTTTTATCGTAGATAAATTTGCCATTTGCATCCTTCATTTCATTACCATCAGCATCTAATTTTATATCTTCATCATATTCATGTGATAGAATAAGTTGATGTTCTGTGTTATGACAAGCACAGATTAAAAGTTCAATTGGTAATTTCTTTTCCATTTTTATTTATTTTTTTTAATTTCTTTTTTCTAATCTTTTTAATTGAATCTGGAAAATCAAGCATTTTAACTTCTTCGTAATAAGTTGCCCATTCCACTCTTGATTTTGCATATTCTTCATTAGTGGTTATACCAACCACGTCTCCTTCTTTTAATGCACCCCAACCACGGTTTTTAATTACAAAATATTTTTTCATAGTTCATTAGCCAATTCAGTACATATTTTACCTAACAGATTTTGACCCCAATCATCAATATTTTCAAGTGCTTCCCATTCTCCGTATCCAATTCCCCAAATTCTATCCTCTGGTGATGCTTCAACAATAATAGTGTCTTTACAACTAATTAGATATTCTTTCATATCAGGATTTTGCTTAAACTTTTCACGTAATCCATCCTTAACTATATCATAACAAAGATCATCCCAAGTTTTTTTGTTAAAATTCTTTACTAATTTTCCTAAAGCCTTTTGCCTTCTTGGATGTTCTTCATTCATAATCTTTTCTGCAGAGTCAAAATCGTGAAACACAATAGCCTTTTTGTACATGAAGTACTGTTCCCCAGAACTAAATGTAACACCATCCACTTTGAATATCGCTCTATGCCAGTTACTAAAAACTCCATTCCAAAAAAATGTATATTTCTTTTCCATATTTATTTTTATTCGTTTGCTTACAAGATTTATACAAATATATAATATTTGTTTATATTTAATGTTAATTTAATGTTAAATAATGTTAAAAGACACTAAAATAGCCTTTTTGATTTTATTATATTTATATATAATAGTATAAAAAATGTTGTATAAGTAAAATGAAGACGTATCAAATAAGATTATTTCCATCAAAAGAACAAATTCTTGAATTACAAGAATTATCTGATATTCGTAAAGATATATGGAATAAATTGCTTGATATACAACAAGATAAATATGAAACAGATAAAATAATTTTAGATAAATTCAAGTTAAATAATTTATTACCATTATTAAAAGAAGAATATCCAGATTGGAAGAAATTAAATTCAAAGGCAATTCAAACAATAGCAACAGAATTATATGGATCTTATAGGTCATTTTTTAATTTGATAAAAAAAGATAAAAATGCTAAACCACCAAGAAAAATAGAAAATAATTATTTTCATACTATTTCTTTTAATCAATCAGGATGGATGATAAAAAAAGGATTGTTCTTTCTAAATCAAATTCCATTTGAATATAAATCAAATTTAAATATTAAAGATTTAAAAATAAAAGAAATAAGAATTAAATTTATTAGACATAAATGGTTGTGTGATTTGGTGATTGACGATAAAATAGAATATTTTAATGATGTTAATGTTAAAACTAAAGTTCTTGCTATTGATTTGGGGTTAAGTAAATTAGGAACAGGAATAGATAATAAAGGTGGTATGATTGTATTAAAAAATAAATCTAAAAAAATTAATGATTATTATCAGAAACAAATAGCAAAAATACAAAACAAAAGGAGTAAAACAACAAAAGGATCAAATAGAAACTTATTATTGAAAAAAACATTAAATAAATGTTATCATAAAAAGAACGAACAAATAAAACAAACTCTTCATATTCAGAGTAAAAAGTTATCGAATATGAACTACAATACAATTGTAGTTGGTGATCTAACAGTTAAGAGGCTAATGTCAACAGAAGGAGTGAATGAGAATAAAAAAGGTATTAGAAAGTCATTTAGTCAATCTAATATCAATATGTTTCTACAATTCCTTACATATAAGTGTCAAGCAAAAAATACCAACTTGGTGAAAATTGATGAAAAATGGACAACACAAATTAACTGTCTAACTGGAAAACTATTTAAAGATAAAATAAGTCTTGGTAATAGGGAAGTTCAGTTATCAGACACCATAATTATAGACCGTGATTTAAATTCAGCCATAAATATATTGAATAGGTGGTTCGGAAATCACTTTGCTTCTATGAACGAGCCTTTAGATTTATCTAAAGTTCTTATAAAGTATAATCTTTGTAAGGAAACTACTTAGTAGTTCATTCTAATTCTTTCCATCTATCAGGATATAATTCTGTCAATTTATTTAACCACCATCCAGTTTTTATTTTTGCCTTTGGCATTCTTTGACCTTTCATTAAAGTTGATCGTTTACAAACTACACCTTCTTTAACAGTTGGATATAAACAACCAGGCTTAGTCCAATCATTATTCACAATAGAATTGATGAAATCCTTTGTTAGTTTGCCACTATATATGAGTTCTGGTACTTCAATATTACTGTAGCCATCAAAGAGTTTATAGAATATTTTTGGTTCAATGTAGCCTTTCTTTTTCAAGAACACATCTATTAGACATAATTTTAATTCTTCGCCAGGCACATGAAATCCACTAAAAGTGTTCTCACCGTACCACTCACAAAATACTGTAATTTCTTCAACGCCAGTAAATACTCCACCTTTTTTTGAATTGTTTATGATGATTTGTTTTAGAGTATCAGCCATATTTTGTTTGAAATACAAAACTGCTTTACCAAATTGCTCACTTGTTTCATCTACATTTTGATTTTTAGATCCAAACATAGTAAATTCTTTTTGTCTCGGTGAATATTTAGCACAAAAATTCTGACCATCAATTTTATTTGATGCCCAGATTTCTTCACCCAACAAAAGTTGGTCGTACTTAATATTCTCAAAACTATCGTAATGTTTCATTTTCGTTTTACGTGTTCTCTTGTGTTTAATAATGTTTTTATTGATTCAAGATAGTTTTCACTATCATGAAGATCAGTTTCAAATTCTAGTTTCAATTTTTCATTTTCTTCTTTTGTATTTAATTTACCATATAATTGATAAACAGGTGTGCCACAACACTCACAATATAATGAATTCTGATGCCTTCTAATTTTCCTTCTAACTATTTTATAGTAAGTAAGTAATCTTGGTGTAGGTAATGTACCTAAATGTTCTAAAGTTAAATATTTCATAATTTTAATATAAATCTTCACTAATTAATTCTAAATAATCTTGTTTCAATATTTCAGGACTGATTTGGTTATTTTTCTTGGCAATTATCCATGCTTCTCTCCTACTAACAAATCTATTATATGAAGTTAGAAATCCTTGTTCTTCATCAACATACTTAATACCCAATTTTATTAGTACATCATAACAATCCACATGCCTAAAACCAGGAATTATAACTCCATTGAAATTAACTGCAGCACATAATATTTTTTCTTTCATTATACTTTTTATAAATTTACTGATTCAAAAAATCTGGTTCTTCTAAAACCAAATGTTGTTTTTTAGGAACCAATTTCATAACTTCTTCAACTTCTTCTTTATCACCTGGACAAGAACAAACAAAGCAATTGTACAATTGCATTTCAAGTTGTTTCAATTTTTCAAAATCACCATCAACTAGGTTAAATAAAAATTGAGTCTGGTTTTTACTTCTGTTTACTTTTGCTGAGAACATATCTAATGTCTCTTTGTCTAATTGATATTTCAGTTCCATAAAATAGTTTTTATTTAATGGTACAAAAGTACAAAAAAAACTTCATATAAACAAGGAATGATGTAAAAAAATAAAAATGTCATCTTTTTAACAAAAATAACTGGACAAATATGTATATTAATTAGTTATATATAAACAAAATATAAAGTATCACCTATGATACTTTTACTATCTAGGTGAAATATTTTTATATAATTACTTAAAAAAAGTATCACTTATGATATTTTTTATTATCTTTGTGAAAATTAAATTCTAAATTACAATGCTAGATGTTTTAATATTAATAATACTATTTTTTATATCATTTATATGTTCTATATTTATGATTTTTTACCTTTTACTTGGGTTCAATTTCTTTAAAAATATTTTAAAAAAATTAGGCACAAATAAAAAACAAATATTTTTAAAAAATAAATTATTATATACTTACATAGACTCAACACAATCAATTAAAGACATATTTACAGAATATGATATCAAATTATTTGAAATGAAAAAAATTCAAAATATCAGAAAACAAAAACTAGAAAAATTAAGATTATTAAAATGAAAACATTAAAATATCCGTTATTTATATTGTTACTTAGTGTATGGTTAGTTATTTACCATATACACCAATTTTATTTGTGGTTTGGCGCTATTTGTAGTATATTAGCAATTTTGTGGATTGCAATTGACTTATTATTAAAATATAAGAAAATTAAAGTTGAAAATTTGTTTCTTGGACTTAAAGAACAATTACCATTAAAGAGAGCCTTTAAGAACTTTTTTATTACAGGCAACGCAATGGGTCTATTTAGTATTAGAAGTCACCAGAGAGAGGATGGTAAACTAAAGGTGATGTATAATACTAAGGAAACAGCAAAGAAAGCTGCAGATAGTATGGCGAAAAAAATGGATAAACATTTTTCAGTGTATAAATGTATTTACTGTGATGGATATCATCTAGGTAAAAATAGAGATAACAAATAAAAAAAGCCTCAAAATTTGAGGCTTTTTTTATTCTTCAACTTCCCATCCATCTTTGAGGCTTTTTTTATTCTTCAACTTACCATCCATATTCATCATACCAATATTCACAACAAGGATATTCTCTACCTTGTTCATCAACACTACACCAAACTTTATCTTCTTCTATCCATTTTATAGGTTGATCTTCTTCAGAATGTACATTTTCATCTACATGATAATGATTACAAGAGCAACCTCTTGGCACACAACCATCACAATAGTAAGGATTTCTCTTAATATCAGTTACTGGCGCATAAAACCAAATTGCAATTTTACCACAATCACATAATTCTTTCATACAAGTGATATAATTTATCTTTATTAATCATTTCATTTTTATCTGTTATGCTAGATGCAACCATCAAATAATCAACATATTCTGAATACAAATGAACATTATCAACTGAAACACCTGAAGCAATAGCTAATGGGTGATCACCAAGATAATGTCTTAATGTTTTTATTTTTTCAATAGCTGGTGCTTTTCCAGTGCCAGGCCCACTTGTACAAGCCACATTAGTAAATTTAATTGCATCTTTACAAGCTAATTCTATATCACTTGGTTGTTTTTGATATTTGAATGCAAGCCCACCAAAAACAAGTCCTTTGAAATTTCTTTCTTCCGTAGTTATTGTTTCATCAATCCAAAGCGCATTAATATCTAAATCAAAATTAAGTGCTTGCCAAGGATAATAACCAAGCGCATTCATTCCTATCCAAAGATCAGGAAATTCTTCCCTCATTTTTAATGTACAAGTAATCAATTCTGGGACTCCTGTAACATGATTAATAATAAAAACATGATCAATACCAACACTTAAACAAGTATTAATATTATCTCTGACTTGATTCATATTTAACATATGAATTACTGGTGAAATTATTGGTTTCATAATAATTTAAGAGTTTTCATTATTCCTGCTATTATCACCATACAAATTGTCATTAGTCCACTTAGTATTACATTTTCAAAAAAATTGTGTGGTGATTTACTTGCTAATCCCAAAAATAAAAAGAATATCCAAGTGTACACTAATTCTTTTTTAGCATACTTAAATATATTTTTAATATTAATAAATAGTGTTATCATTTCTTAATTTCCTCACTTAAATTTATAAACATATCATAATAATCATATGGATTAAAATAATTAAAGTTGTTCATTATTTCAGCCTGTATTTTATTCATACTTGAATAATCGACAATTGTTTTGTTTCTTTTAACTTGAATACCAAAATCTAAAATTCTCAAAGCATGAAAAACATTCTTAGCACAAGATTCCATATTATCATCTTTGTGTGCTAAAGTTGCAAAGTGCCAACTTGCAGATGCCTTTTGAATAATTTTTTTTGATAATTCTTTGTCGTTGTATTTTGTAATACCAAAGTTCATTTTCTTCTGAACTATCTTATCTTCTGGTAAGAAAATACATTCTAAAGCACCAATTTCGTAGTTGTTTATTGCATCAATGAAGCCTGATCTTGAATAACAAACGGCTTGCGTGCTATAATCCACAGATGAAATAGCATTATCTCTAAATGCGCCGCTTGGAAGCAACGACGATTTAAAAACAATGATATAATCACTATCAGAAAACTCATCATTAGTACCGTAAATTTTCGAACCATACATGTAGATGTTCAAAACTTTAGAGTAATCTATATTTAATTCATCACATATTTTCTCTGCTTCAGTCATTATTTCTTTTATTAATATATTCTTGTAATAATTCTTCAATTTTAGTTGATCTTTTTTTATCATCTAATTTTAATAGGCTATCAAATTTATGAAGTAGATTATCATTTATTTTTAATGTTAATCTTGTTTTTTTTTCTTCGTCTGGCATTTTTTTTCTAGGCATATTCTTATTGTTAATTTATGTTAATTTATGTTAATTTTATAAAATGTGTATAGAAATCACACTTTTTCATTTTTAAATATTTATATATAAATAAAAACATTTTAATTATGGACAATATTACAAATAAAAAACTGAAAAGAAAAATAAATATCACTATAAATCGTGAAATTTTAAAAAGAATTGATGAATTATCTACAAATAAAAGCCGATTGATAGAATATATAATATTAGAATATCTTCATAACAATAATATAAATACAGATAATGTTATTTTATAAAAATGAAATATAAAATGAAATATACGATAAATGATAAAAAAATATTCCCTAAAAGTATTGGTGTATATAAGATAAGTTTTATTAACAATAATGGTAAAGTTTATATTGGTAGTACTTCTAATAAAAATGGGTTTCATAAAAGATGGCTCAGTCATATTTTAAAACTATCAAAAAATATATCTAACTCACCTTCTTTACAAAATGCGGTCAATAAGTATGGAATTGATAATATAATATTTGAAATAATTGAAGAGTGTGATCGTGATAGTTGCATAAAAAGAGAACAGTATTATATTGATGAATATAACTCTTATAAAAATGGATATAATTCTAGAGCATTTGCGGCAACAAATTTAGAATTGAAATGGACAAACGAACATAGAAATAATGTATCAAAAGCATACAAATTAAAAAGGAGCAAATATCTTGATGTAGTTAAAGAATTATATTTTAATAAATTATCAATTAAAAAAATATCAATAGAATTAAAAATTGATAGAGAAACTATTACTAAAATATTAAAAGAAAATAATATACCAATAAGAGATAATAAAAATAAATGTACAAACATAGAGATATATCAATATGATATGTTTGGAAATTATATAAAAAAATTTAACAGTATAAAAGAATGCTCAAGAGAAATGAATGTTAATCCACGTTCTATAAGTTTCGTTTTACAAGATAGATGTAGGCATGCTAAAAATTATTATTATTCATTAAACTTTTTAGAAAAAGCCGAAATTGAGAATAATATTAAAAAATTAAATTTAAATACGAGAGAATATACTAACATTAAACAAATAGACGAAAAAGGAAGTATAGTTAGGATTTGGAATAATATTAAGGAAATAAAAAATTATAATGAAATATGTATTCAAAACTTAAGAAAGGCGATAGCAAAAAATACTAAATATAAAGGGTTTTATTGGAGAATTTGATTTAATTTTTCTAATTTAAGTCTTCTTTCTTTTTTAATATCAATATATTCATCATAAAATTCGTCCTCACCAATATACTTACCCAGAACAAACTTACCTTTTGAAATTAATTCAAAATATATTGTGCCGTTATTTCGAGTTCTATCAAATACAGGATAAGAAACACATTGTTCATATTCAAATATCTCTCCAGTTGAAATCTTTTTACAAGTTTTCACTATTTTTTTGTATTTTAATTAATTTAAGTTTTCTTAATTGTTTTTGAGTGATAAAAAATGTATCAAAGTATTTTTTTGAAACAAAAAATCTTATCATATTAATGATATTCATATCAATAAATACTATTATAATTAAAATTACTAATATCATATCAATAATCTTTTCTATATTCATTAAAAAATTCGTCAACACTCATATTTTTTCCTTTTGTGTATGCATCTTTTTCAGACTCCATAAATTTTTGTAACTCTCTTTTTATTTCTCCTTCTGTTTCTACTACAATTCCGTTTGATGCTAAATATTCTTTAAACTCACTCTGACATTCGTAACAAACATAACCAATACCATTAACATATATATCACACATTATATTTTCACAATTATTTCTATAGCAACTCATTACTCCCATAATTTTCTATTTTTTTTAATTTTTCTTTTCGTAATAATTGATTTCTCAAATCATTATATGCTTTTTCTAATTCTTTAAATACTGGATATGTAACATAGTATGCTGGTTTATGACTTTCAATACATTCTCCAATTTTTCCAAGATGAATAGTTTTAATTTTATCTTTAACAGAATAAAATGGTTCTTCTAATCTATAATGTCTTTCACCAGTTTCAAAATTTCCACTATCAAAGCCTATTATTTTTAAGAATAGTAGAATATTAGCATAAGAAATATCAATTTTTTGAGAAGCATTTCTATATTTATTCAAATATGCATCAGTGTCATTTACAATTGTTATTTCTGCACCATATATTATTTTTCTCAGAATATCTTTCATACAAATTTCCTAAAAATTTCAAATAATTCATTTATTTCATTAGATGTGATTTCCTCATTATAAATAAAGTTATACCATTCTTCACTGTATATTTCAATATTAGTCTTTTGTTCACGTAAATATTGAATATGCCAATTTATTTTTTCTACACTATCTAATTTAGAAATTAGAAATTCTTTTTTTCTTTCTGTTCTTGGTATCTTAAAATAGGAAACAGTTGTGCCAACTGTGAATTGACAAATTTCATCGTCATAGTAATCTTTACTAACTGATTTAGAATTTTCTAATTGTTTTCTTATAATTTCTAATTGTGCTGTAAAGTCTTTCTTTTTTTGTTGTTCTTTTAAAATAATATCTTTTGGTGCTTTATCAACAAAAGAACTATTTGATAATTTAACATCACATTTAGCAATCTGTTCCTCAAGCCTTTTAATTTCCTTTTCCATTATTTAACAAGTTTTAACCAGGCTTTAGCTCTTACTACAACGTTTTTTTTGTCATTAAAACAAGCCTTTTCACCATCCCATACACCTTGTACTTTAACAGTTACTCTTTTACTTTTTGGTCTACCACTTTCATCAGACATATGGTTATCTGCATAAGCATATTCAACTGTGTCCCCTATTTGAATATCATCTTGAATATATCCTAGTGGATTACCGTAACAATCATAATTTGAATTATACCATTTAGTTGTATTGTCCATTGCCTTTTTATTTAATAAGGAACAAAGATATGAAAAATACTTCAATTAAAAAAATAATATATAATATATGGAAAAAATTCATGAAGACTATTTTAACCCCAGCCTTTTATATGTTGTAAATGATTATGTTTTAATTTATTATCCACAAGATTATACAACAATTGAGTCGTATTATTGTAAAATAGTAGATATAGATGTAACAAATCAATATTTGTGTTCAACAATTGGTCTTAGATCCTTGTGGATAAGTGAAAATGAAATAATTAGATTATTGACAATAGAAGAGATTCAAACATATAATTCACTAAAAATTTAATGAAACATAAATTTGAACAAACAGTTATCAATGAAGTTGATGATTATATTATTGTTAAAAATATAGTTAGAAATTGTAATAATTTTAAGTATATCGAATTACACAAAGTCATTAATACTGAAGTTGATTATATAAACACTATCGTAATTAGATATTACTTTAACAATACCCTTATAATTGGTGACGATGATATGACTGATAGTTTATATAAACCAAATATTCTGTATCAATCTGATAATATTGAAGACGCTATTGAAATGTTAAATACAATTCATAATAGTTTATAACAAGAAAAGACCCTTTCACTCTGCAAATTGTGAAAGGGTCTGGAGGTGTTGATTTCGTAAGTCAACGGAAAATCTTAGATAGAATACTCTACGTATTCTTGTCCATTAGAGTCCTTTTTGAAAGTACCAATTACTGTGTATTCTCCTGCGTCAAAAACTACTAATTTATTACCAATGCGTTTCATAATTGTTTGTTTTAAGTTTACTGTACAAAAGTAAAACTAAATTTTTGAATAAACAAATTAATTTTAAAGTTTTTTCATATAAAGTTGTTGTATGGCAAAATGTGTAAAATTATACACAGCAGGATCAAATGGAACATCAGGTCTAATAATATATGTTGCACCAACAAATATAACTGGATTAGATGATTGCCCACATACAGTGCCAAATCCACTAATTGAGCCATTATCATAATAAACTTTTTCACCTTGTTGATAAGTTTCATTAAGAGCATAAATGATTCTTTGAGAAAGGTTAATCTCAGGATAAACGTCTTGTTTCATAATTAAAAATTATTTTTACTTCCAAATATTGTGCCTAATACTACTATTATAGTAGTAAATAGTAACATTAAAAATGCACCTACAAAAAATAGTGCAACGCCTAACCATAATGGACTAGTCACCCACAACCATGACCAAGTTATTGTACCAGTAAGTTTTAAGATTAAAAATATAAGAAATATAGTTACTGATAAACTACTTCCATTTTTTGTTGTTTTGCTCATTTATTGATTTATTTTTTCTAATTTTTCTAATTTCTTTTTTCTCAAATACTTTTCAATGTACTTAATATCAATATTATCCAATTTTTCTTTCCATTCAACTTCCATTCTACGATACTCCCTTTGATATTCATATTCATGGTCATTAAAGTCACATTCAAATTGATTTCTATATTTTATAATTGAGATATCTTTCATAATATCTTCTAATGAATAATTCATTCTTCTTTATTTTTTAAATTTTCTAATTTCTTTTTACGTAAGAATTTTTCAATTTCAGCAATAGGTATTTTTTCTAAAATTTTTTCATTTGCTACTTTAGGATCTTCTTTTTTCTCTTTCAACATTTGAGTGTAATCCACAATCTTTAATTTGTAATCATCATTATAACCATTATAATGACTATAAATACTTTTATTATCTTTTACTGTGTAGTCTTTTAAATATTCAGTCAAATATTCTTTCCAAACTTTTTTATATTCTTCATTCATTTTAAAAATGTTATTTCATTTGTTTCTTTATTCCAATCAATTGTCAATGGCTTATTAGTATATTCATATTTTTCATTTAATACAGAAGCATTAAAATAATGTGTATTACCATCGAACTTATAACCATATCCAGAATGTATATGTCCATAAACATGAATTTTAGGTTTAACTATTTTAAGACGTTCAGTTAATAACTCACATCCTATATTTTCTTTTCTACCATTTACAATATCTAAACATCCAAATGGTGGACCGTGAGTAATTAAAATGTCAGTATCTTCTGGTATATAGTTCCATTTTTCTGCAAGTTGCCAACCGTTTCTTGGTAAATTGAATGCCCAATTACAAAATTCTGGTTGCCAAGGTGACCCCCATATATTAATTCCATCAATTTCAATCATACTATCTTGAAGATAGTTTATTTTATATTTTTTAACAATTTCATATGCACTATTATGATCTCTTTCAAATCCGTGATCATGATTACCAGCAATAAATACTTTATTGGAATATTTTAATTTTTCAAACCATTTACAAAAATCTTCAATTTCATGTTTGAAACCAACTGAGGTTAAGTCTCCCGCGTGGACAATTAAATCACCTCCAGGAAGATGATTGAGCAATTGTTTATGTTTGCTGTGTGTATCCGACAAAAATGTGATATTCATATTATTTTTTATCTTTACAATTTTCAAAATGCCATTGCCTCATTTGTGATATACCACCAATTTTATTACAATATGGACAATTTATTTTTCTCATAGATATTCCTTTTTTCGCTTTTCTTAATTTATTTCTAGTTTCTTCTGATACGTTCTGTTTCGTATCACTCATTTTCTTTTTAGTTTCTTCTGATACTTTGCGACCAATTTTACTTTCACTTATCTTATGTTTGGTTTCTTCACTATGTTTTTTATTTTTCATAGGAAATCCATTTTCTAAAAATGTCGATTTTCTTTTTTCTTTTGTTTCTTTTGTTTCTTTTGTATTATATCTAGGATATCATTTGACTGATAATAGTGCATTTTTTTTGATAATAAAAAATATTTATTTTATAAATTTAACACCTATCCAATGTAGAATTGAAATAAGAAATCCAAATCCACCACTACATGCTACAATAGCATTCCAAATATATTTTAGAAATGTGTTCTCATATTTCATAAACGAATTATAAATTAATGCGCCTAATATACCCAAAATATACCAAATTATCCAAAATAATGTTACCATTTCTTTAATTTTTAATTTTAGCACCCTCTTCTAACCTGATTGGAAATTACCCTGACGGAAAACTCCCACATAGTAAGTAGGGTTTGGCTGAGCACTCATTCGTATCGTCTGGACGGTTTTCCTAGATTTGATAAATCAAATCACTGTACTTTTATTGTACTTGTTTCAGACATAGCATCTGTTCCGTTTTACCTTGCTCAATGGTAACGATACGTATAGGATTTCTCCGTTGGTGACCTAAGAATTTTGTCCTCGGTTCATTTCTGAATCGTTAGGTGCGTTTACTTTTCAAATCAAGACGTCTTGATATCCAACATCCATTTACTGGATTATCATCTTTATGTGAAATTTTTGCGTGATAGGCACGGCGCATGGTTCTCGGTTTTCTGCCGATTCTACTCAAAGAATTGTCTTGCGGACCTGAGCAGGGACAAATTTATACTCCTATCTTGTGGGATTGCCATCCCCTCCGTTTTCACTACACAATTTTTTCACAAAGGCTCAATGTTTAGCCCATTTACTGTGAATTACTCCAGCCTCATTGGGAGAGACGCATTCCCACGATGTTTAAAGAGTCCGATTGCGCCCTTATCTACTGGTTATAATTCACAACATTTTAATATTTTCAAAGAACTTAAAATTGCTCCAATGACAGGACTCGAACCTGTGACCCTTCAGTATTAACCTATATGTTTGCTTATATGCATCTTACACAAACTTTCGATCTCAACCTCTACATATTCATAAATTTTATATCATTTGCAACTGATATTCATCTACTTCAATGTTCCACCTTCGAAGGTGGCGCTCTTATTCCAACTGAGCTACATCGGCACAACAAATATAAGAACAATATCTGAAATAAAAAAATATGCACTCTATTTTTTATATATATTAAAACTAAAATTTTTATAAATGTCAATTCAACCTTCTTTCTGGCGTTCTATTGGTAAATCTGATGCTGCTTTTTTAACTGTTGTTAATAGAGCATTTCATACCAATTTACCTAATGCTTTATCTGCTCAAACTTGGCTCACAAGTATGGGATATTATAGTAATTGGGTCTATACAGCACCAGCACCTTGGGGGGTCGCTATGATGATTAGTTCTGGATTTGGCAATATATTATTGAAGAGTGGACAAACTTGGGCTTGGGGGTATAATACAAAAGGTCAATTAGGTAATAATTCTACTGTATCAACTTGTATACCAGTATCAATACAGGGTGCTAAAAAAACTTTTTGTAAGGTATACACAAGTTCTTCGGAACAATATTCTTTTGGAATAGATAAAAATGGGCAAATATGGGGTTGGGGGTATAATTATTATGGAATGTTAGGTAATAATTCCACAACATCAAAATGTACACCTGTATCAATACAAGGTAACAAAAAAACATTTTGCCAAATATCAGCAGGTAGTTATTTGGGATTTGGAATAGATAAAAATGGAATATTATGGGGTTGGGGGTATAATAATTTTGGTTGTTTAGGTGATAATTCCACAACATCAAAACGCACGCCAATATCAATACAAGGTAACAAAAAAACATTTTGCCAAATTTCAATTGGTACTCATTATCATTCAAGTGGTATAGATTATAAAGGACAAGCTTGGGGTTGGGGATATAACAAATATGGTCAATTAGGTAATAATTCAATAATATGTACATGTACGCCAGTATCAATTCAAGGTGCTAAAAAGACATTTTGTCAAATATCAGTGGGTAATGATAATGTATCGGCAATAGATAAAAATGGACAAATATGGTGTTGGGGTCTTAATGGATATGGTGAATTGGGAGACAACTCAACGGTATCAAGATATACACCAGTATCAATAAAAGGTGCAAAAAAAACATTTTGTCAAATTTCAACAGGAAAATTTCATTATACTCTTGGTTTAGATAATAATGGACAAATATGGGGCTGGGGTTCTAATGTTAATGGATATTTGGGTAATAATTCTACATCATCAATTTGTACACCAGTGTCAATACAAGGTGCAAAAAAGACATTTTGTTATTTGTCAGCAGGTGTTTATAATGCATCTGCAATAGATTATAATGGACATGTTTGGACTTGGGGAGTTAATAATTATGGACAATTGGGTGATAATACTACATTACAAAGATTAACTCCTGTTAGAGTTTGTAATTTTTAATAAACAAACATCTTTCATTTTTATATATTAAGAATGAAACCAATATTAGTAATCACTCACGAACGCTCAGGTACACATCTACTAATCAACATTATAAACCAATACAATTTTGGTCAATTTCGTACCATTGGATTTATTCCAATAAATACTATACCTTATACTTTATCTAATTATGAACATCAAGTTTATAAAGATATTGTAGTTAATTCTTATATAGAAGATATTGTATGTAAATCACATCATCAAGTAGAATTTATGGAACCATATTTAGATATTGTTTTTGATAAATATAAAGTTATTTATCTTAAAAGAAATCTAAAAGATGTTCTTGTTAGTTATTATAAATTTATACCATTTCCAGAAGATTTAGGTAAATTTCCAAAATTTGAAGATTGGATATTTATGAAGCCAGATGATGTTGGACGACAATTTTTGCCACCATATTCACCAGACCCTCACATTATAATAGAACCAGACAATTATATACATAGATGGAAAATGCATATTGATGGTTGGTTAAAATATCAAGATAATTTACTTGTATTAAACTATGAAGATATTTTACTAGATTTTAATAATCAAAAAGCAATAATTGAAAATTATATTGGTCGTAAGATTGGAGACGAATTACCAAAAGTAAATGACACAAGATTTCCAAATTTTAATCCTGGAAAAGGTATTATAAACGGTTATATTGAATGGATTAATAAAGATTTAGAAGATAAAATAAACAATTACATCACAGTAAACTATAAAAAATAAAAATGCATTTATATGAATAAAGAAAATTTAGTTTTAACTATCTCAATAGGGGATTTTCATGAAAATCTAAGCCTGTACACATTACCTTCAATTAAAAAATATGCAAAAAGAATAGGCGCAGATTTTATTAATATTACAGAAACAGATCCTAATTACATCACTCAAAAATGGAACAAATTTCATATACACGAACTCTTAAACAAGTATAAAAGAATAATTTATTTAGATATTGATCTTATTGTTAGAGAAGATACACCAAATCTTTTTGAAGTTGTACCAGAAAACAAATTAGGTATGTTTAATGAAGGTGCTTATGCTCCACGTTTTGAATATCTTGAACAGGCTTCGTCTTATTATGGTGAACCATTGAAAAAATGGAAAGGCAAATTCTACAATTCAGGAGTAATGGTTATTTCAAGAATGCATAAACAAATATTCAAAATGCCAAAAGGTATTAATTTTGTTGAAACAGATCAACCATATATTAATTTAAGAATTCTTAATGATGATGTATCAATGTTTGATCTTGATTATAGATACAATAGAATGGACTTACTTGATAAATTTATTGGTATATCCAGACTTGATTCATATATAGTACATTATGCTGGTGCACCAAAAGAAATTTTATTGGGTGTACTACAAAAAGATATTGAACAATGGAAAAATGATGGTCCAGAATATAAATACACTAGAAACATTCTTATTTCAGTGACTGCTGGTATGGGTGATCAATTATGTGCTGAGCCAGCAATTAGGTATACAGAAAAAGTATATCCAGATGCAAATATATTTGTTGTATCTCACTTCACTAGATTATTTGAGCATTTAGATATGCCAGTTTTTGATTATGACCAATGGAAAGGTATGCAAGATGCAGTTCTTACTTTATATACTTGCCCTGATGATGAACAAGCTGAGCACAAATTATCTCACGTACTTTTTCATCCAACAGATTTTGCAACAATGAGTATGATTAAAAGAACTATTCCAAATAAAGACAAAACTATTAAATTAAAACTTGATGTTGACGATGTTGCTACAGTTATTGATATGTTGAAAGATAAACCACACGATAAGAAATTGGTTTTAATTCATCCTGGAAAATGGTGGCCAAGTAAAACATTCCCAGTTGATTGGTGGCAAAAAGTTATTGATGGACTATCTGAAAAATTATGTGTTGGAATTGTTGGAAAAACAATTGATGACAAACAAGGATATTTACCAGTAAAATGTCCAGCAAATGGATATGATTTTAGAGATATTACATCATTAGGTGAACTAATGGCATTAATTTCATTATCTAAAGTATTGGTAACAAATGATTCATCACCATTGCACATTGCAGGCGCATTTGATAATTGGATTGTTGTTATGCCAACATGTAAACATGAAGATCACATTTTACCTTTTAGAAATGGTACACAATCATATAAAACAAAAGCATTATATAAAAAATTACTTCTTGATGATCTTGAAATAAGACACACAGAATTTAAAACAGATACAATTGATATGATTCCACAAGGAAAAACACTTTATGATTACCTACCTGATCCAGAAGAGGTTATAAAAGAAGTTTTCCGAATTTATGAAGAAGAAAAATAAAATAACAGTATTACTTGCAACTTGTAATAGATACGACACTACTTTGCCACTTTGCCTAATGTCTATTTTCAACCAAAGCTACCCGCCAGATCGGGTAGTTTTAGTTGATGATAGTAAGGAAAAACACTTTTACGATTATCCAACACTAAAAAACATATTAGTTCTTTTCAAAGAAAAAGGAATACAATTTGATTATTTTTATGGTCAGAGCAAAGGCGCTGTACCAGCACTTCAGATGGGATTAGATGAAATAGAAGATGGCTGGGTTTTTAAGACTGATGATGATAATATACTATCCTGTAATGTTTTAGAATTATTTGTTAATAATATTAAACCTACAGTTGGCGCAATGAGTGGTGTTATTATAGATAAATATCTAGCAGAATTTTATAAGAAAGATTCAAGTAAGATTCCAGTTGAAGAAGATGGCTATTATAATAAAATAGAGAATGTTTATTCAGAATTTAATATACAGATGGTTCATGAACAATCTGATGATATTAAAAAAGTTCAACATATTTATTCTAACTATTTCTTTAATAGAGAGTTAGCAAATGATTATCCATTAGAATTGCAACCATCATCAATTAGAGAAGAAACTATTTTTACGTATGAAATATTTAGGAAAGGATATGATTTGCTGATTATTCCACAAGCAAAAATATATCATTTATATTATGATCATAAGTCTGGAAATAGGCAATGGTCACAGGATCATGTTAGAAAGAATGAATTATTTTTTGTTAAGAAATTGAAAGATTGGAATATTGTGCCAGATATTTTAGAAATTATAGATGATGGTGAAAAAATGTATGTCACAAAAAAAGGAACAGACTACTTGGTAGTATTGAATAGATAATGCAGCTAATAAATGGGAGAAAAGTAGAAGCATTTTCTTGTTATATGAAGAATATACCAGATAAAGTACCACAGTATCAGAAAGCAGTTTTTGATACTTTTGGTATGGAGTTAACTCAAGAACTAACTAATTTACCATTTCATGACTATTGGTTAGATTCTAAAATAAACTCATTAGACTTTGATATATTAATCTTTTTTGACATTGACTGTATACCATTAAAACCAGGTTTATATGAGCATATAGTATCCAAAATAGAAGACAACAACTCTATAATAGGTGTTGAACAAGTAAATCAAACGAGAAGTCCAAATTTTGTTTATGCAGCACCAGCCTGTTTTGGTATAACAAGAGAAGTGTTTGAAAAAATGAATAAACCATCTTTTAGATTGAAAGATGAATATGATTGTGGTGGTGAATTTAGTTGGGTTGCACCACAATATGACGTCAATGTTAAATTGTTTTACATAATGTCATCATTAAATAAAAAATGGAAATGTTTAGATAAGAGGTATGGTAATGGAACTATATATGATGATTGGCTGTATCATCAATTTGAAATAAGATTTTATGATCTTAAAAGTCAGGAACAGATATATGCTTATCAATTTATAAAAAAATGTAAAGAAATAATTAAGAAATATGAATAATTACTAAAAAATATACTTTTTTGACTTTATTTTATTTATATATAAGATATAAAAAATTATATTTATTATTAGAACACTAAAACAACATATCAGACTTAATAAAACTCAATATAAAATTTTGAAGGATTATTCTCACTATTCAAATAATCTTTATAATTATTCATTATATATTGCTAATAATTATTTTAAACAAACTGGAAAATATATTGGTTATGGCGTTTTAGAAAAAGAAGTTAAATCAAACGAAAATTATAATTTACTACCAGTTCAATCATCACAACAAATAGTTAAATTGGTTGATCAAAATTATAGATCATTTTTTGCTTTATTAAAAAAGAAAAATAATGGACAATATGATGATAAAATACAGATCCCAAAATATAAAAAGAAAGGTGACTGCTTTAATGTAATATTTACGAATCAAAATAGTAAAATAAAAGAAGGCAAATTAACTTTTCATAGAGGTAAAGAATATAAAGCATTAAACAATGGTATAAATTTAGAAATAGATTTCACGTATAAAATTAATGGTAAAATAAAGCAAATATTATTTCAGCCAAAATATAATGGAAAATATTTCATAATGTATATAGTTTATGAAGAAAACGAAAATAAAAAAATAGAATTAAATAAAAATAATTATTTATCA